CCGCGCTCTTGCCGACAAGTACGAGAAGGGACTCAGCGCCCCTTCTCAAGCCTCTACCATCCACACTGGACTCCGTGCTCTCAAGAAGCAAAAGTGGGCCCTGGTCATCATCGAAGAAGCCTTCACCCTTCCGATCGCCTACATCAATTTCATTGCCGCCGTACATCAGGTGCTCATTGTTGGGGACCCAAAACAAATCCAACACGTTGACTTCTCCGGCCTCTGGCGTGGTGTCACCATGTTGGAAGCCCTCCTCCCTGCAATTCCCCGCCACCACATCATAACCACCAAGAGATGCCCGCAAGATATCGCAGCTCTGCCCATCATCCGCGCTGCTTACCCTGGCATCTCCTCGGACTCCAAGCGCAATGCATCCATCACCCACGTCAACGCCAACTTCAAGAACGACCAAGCCGTTAACGTCTGCTTCACCCAACTCTGCAAGAGTCAAATCGAGCAGTTCACGGGCAAGAACGCATTCACCGTCCATGAATGCCAGGGCCAGACTTTTTCGAGTGTCATCCTTCATTATTCTGGCACCCACGCGGAAGAAGAACTGATTCGCAAGAGCCCCAACCACCTGATCGTCGGGCTCACAAGACATACGACTAACCTCTTCATTCGAGACTCCTCCCCCAATGGCGACCTGACCACATTCATCAATGATAAGACACCGCTAAACATCACTGCGGAACATTCCAATGTGGATCTTCAAGCCGTTGATGCCGCCCCGATGCAAAAAGGAGTCGTCATGGAAGAAACCGCCCCGAAAGTCACGCCCTATTCCTTCTGCAAATCCGAAGTTGGCACCGCTTGCCTGGTTCTGGACAAATATTACCCTGCGGTGGCTCCTCGTGAGGAAATCTCTGTCACCTCCACCCAACTTGAAACCGGGCAGGACGCCAAAGGTGTCATCAGGCTTGCTGCACTCGGTGATGAAGAACAGTTTGAATCCAAACCCCACAAGGTGTACCGATTCAAAGCCCCCCAACGTGTCATGGTCACCAGAGGACACCAGAGCCATCTCCTCCTCCGTACCAATCTCGAGCGCCTTACCCACTCCACCAAGAACCTGCCTGAAGAAGCCTGCAAGCCTCTCGCCCAACAACTCTTTGAGCGCGTCGAAGAACATTTCAACTGGG